ACGTCATGATACATAGTCTTCTCTAGAGTTTTTGAAACTTCTTCAAATTCTTCACGTATCTGCTTATAATGTGATTTGATTAACCAGAGACCCCTGAAATTCCAGGGTGAGTACGTGGGTGAATGAGCTATAAAGTCTATAAGAGTATTTCTCATACCCACAAATGGTCTTTTCCAGTTGTGGAAGTATAATCTATCTACAGGCAATTTCATGAAATCGTGACAGATCAATACAAATGGAATTCCAACCAAGTACCACATTATTTTCTCCTTACATAATAAATGCCAGGTTATACCCCAAAAACCTCTATGTATGCCCCCGCCCCCACCACTGAAACTAAGGAGATGAAGGATCGTTTCACGATGCCTGCCATCCCCCAGCTCACCATCGTTCAGATGATCATCGCTGGTGTTATCATCGCGTATGCTTTCACCGCTCGTAAGATTAAGGGTGTCGTTGTCGCGACTCTCGCCCTTACTATTGGTCTGCTGCACATGTATGACCACCTTTACCGTGTGAAGCGTGGCCCTGAGAAGCTCTTCCTCTTCCCCGGTGATGACAAGAAGGAAAACTACTGTGCCACTGGTGCATGTGGTTGCGGTAAGTAAATTATATTTGTAGATATTAAGTATGCGCGTCAGGATTGTTCGCAGCCCCAATTCTAAAAAGAAATTCAGGGCAATTTTAGAAGACGGTAAAACTGTTGATTTTGGTGCAAGAGGTTATTCAGACTACACCAAACACAAGACTCCCTCACGTATGCGTTCCTATGTATTACGTCATGGAGGTCAGATACCTAAACGTATTATAGCAGAGAGAGATCCCAATAGGATTCAGAACCTAATGTTAGACGTCAATCGGAGTGATAAAGAGGATTGGAAAATGAGCGGTATCAACGGGGCCGGTTTTTGGTCACGTTGGTATCTCTGGAGTTTTCCAACTACTGGAGGTGTCAAACGGTTTATGTCTAACAGATTTGGGATACAGATCGTTTAAATTCCTGGAACTTTTCAAAAAAGTGTATAATTAGAACGAGGCGTTTATATAAATCTGAACCTAAATCATATTTAACTAGATCTTCCATGGAATCAAAGTAAATTAGGTCTACATCTTCCAAATCACACATCTTTTTGATGTAATTGTCAATAGTGTAGTGTATGCTATCAAAATTATCACCTTCCCATTCTCTCAAAATCTTCTTAATCTGTTTCAGTTCAAGATGTTTTGAAAGAGTGTTTACCACACACAACTTAGAAATATGTACTAATTTTTTAGATGTCTCACCATCTATTTCACGATACCACATTTCTCTTTTACGAGTACGATTTTTCTCGTCACCTTCTTTTATACTTTCAGAAAAATTGGATATGAGTATCTGTGCGTTCTCAATATTTTCATCGTTCATGATCCAATTATTCGCGAGGTCTTTTAAATTTTTGATGTTTAGGTCTTGTTCCTTTGACTGACAGAAACATCCTAAATCTCTAAATATACCCATGCTATTATCATAGCTATATTTTTTAAGCCTTACGCGTTCGCGGGCTTGTTGTTGGGCTTCGCGTTGTTGTTGGGCTTCTTGTTGCCGTTGTTGGGCTTCGCGTTGTTACCGTTGTTGGGCTTCGCGTTGTTGGCGGACTTGTTGTTACCGTTGTTGGGCTTCGCGTTGTTAGCGGGCTTGTTGTTACCGTTGTTAGCGGGCTTGTTGTTGCCGTTGTTGGCGGGCTTGTTGTTGCCGTTGTTGGCGGGCTTGTTGTTGCCGTTGTTGGGCTTAGCATTGTTGTTGGGCTTGGTGTTGCCGTTGTTGGGCTTGTTGTTGCCGTTGTTGGCGGGCTTGTTGTTGCCGTTGTTGGGCTTAGCATTGTTGTTGGGCTTGGCATTGTTGTTGGGCTTGGCATTGTTGTTGGGCTTGGCATTGTTGTTGGGCTTCGCGTTGTTGTTGGGCTTCGCGTTGTTGTTGGGCTTCGCGTTGTTGTTGCCACCGTTCGCAGCACGCGCCTTGTTAATGGCGTCGGTCGCTAATTTGAGGGCAATCTCACGGAGCTTCTTGGCACCATTGTTGAGAGCGTTGTTCGCGGGCTGGTTATTATTAGCCATGATCGTAATATACTAATTAGTAAGATTATTTTTCCTCATCCCCTTTTTTTTCAATACATTTTTCAATTCAGCCATAAGTGCCGCGCGCTTAGTATTTACTGGGGGTTTCCTGGATGGAGGTGGAGGTGGAGGTGGAGGTGGAGGTGGGGGTACACCACCGGGACGCATTGTCATTTGAGGACCCGGGCTCACAATAGTTCTACACACCCGAATAACATGCTGAGCATTCTTGACACTATTTTCAAAATTCAATCTAATTTTCGCGCGGAGTTCCTTAGCAGTTAGTTTGACCCGCTTACCACGGACATCCTTAGTAACTCGCAGACCCGCCTTCTTAGCCTTCTCCTTCAGATCTTTGTACTGCATATTACTATAAACAATTATTTTTTAAAGAATATGAAATATTCTTCACTTCCCTGAGTATTATCAGCAAACTGTTTAATACCTCGTACTGGATTGATGACAGCTCTAGTAAAACCAATGCGTCGACCCATAGCTGAAATATGAGAGGGTGGTAAAAGGTACATACTATGCCCGTTTGTTGTAAGTTTTTTATTGTTAGAATGTTTTTTCATTCCCAATGGTACGTTATTTCCGACATACTTGCTTATATCCCAATCACTAGGCCAATTCGCACTTTTTATAGGGTAAAAAGTTTCATTATACCGTACCCAGTTTGAAAATAAACTACGTGTCCACCACGAACCATATACGAGATTAGGATAAAGTACATTACAGTGTCCCCCTTTATCGGAACGAATAGGTAAGTCTGTGTTTGATGCAGTTTCATCACACCCGTCACATATGTTATTGGGATCTACACCATGAAAAATAAATGTCCCACCGGGCTTGAGCCAATTGTACACATTTTGAATAAACTTTTGAGTTTTACTTGTATATTGCCCGGCGCCATACATACACGCTATAACATCATATGATTGATCTCCCCATGCTTTACGATCAAGATAATTGCCCTGAACTATGCTTATTCCAGGGTTTTTGGAACGTGCCACAGATATTTGATCAATTGATAGATCCATACCAGTTGTAACAGAATCTGGCCATATATCTTTCCACATATTTATGTGATTGCCTGTACCACATCCTAGATCTAAAATTGTCTTAGGTTGAGTGTCAACATTTTTGGAAATATATATCACTTCAGATTTGTATCTCTTTTTATCATACCAAATCGCGTCATATAACTTAGAATAGTCTCCATTATATGTATATTGACATTTGTGATCACATTGTACCCTATAAAAATAAATCAAGCTGAGTAGAACTATGAATATCACAACCATCTACAATCTCACAATAAATATAAAATTTAAAGATAACGAACTTATCAATGATAAGATGAGTGATGTTAATGAACTAAAGGTTATGATTAATCGTGTACTTCTCCCTAGAATACGACAACTTGAGAGCGAGGTTTCATCTTTGAGAAAACATACGTGGCCATATGTACAAGCTCGTAAGGAACATAACGAACTCGATGATATGGAGGCCAAGATACAATTTTTCAAAAATCTAGATGATGAGACAATTAAGGAACTTTTACGTATCAAATCTAAGTTGCGTATAGGTTCAAATCTCCAGCATAGAGAATTTGATATGATTACATTTAGAAATTTAGAAAACAATTTCTGTTAATACTGTATACAATGAGCACAGTAGCGTTATCCAGTGCTTCATCTACATCTGTTGGTGTAGTGATTTCAATAATAGTGATGACGTATTTAGCTGAAATGGATGGTTCGTTACCAAAAATAGCCCTAGCATGCTGTGCCTGTTCAACCTGCTCGGGTGCCATTAGAACGATACAGTATCTCTTACATGGTGTAGCTGGTATCAAGACGTATTACCAGATACAGGAATAAAATCTCAGACTACATTAAATCACTCACGATGGGTGCTGCGGTATCTTCTCTTTGGTTCTTCATCAGTCCAATTCCTGATGTATCAAACAAGGGTAAGTTCAAACAGGTTTCGTCATTCATGATGTCCGTGAGCTGTATGTTCACGATGATCTTGCTTTACTGGGGTAAGCAATTCTATGATGTGCACCCAGGATTTCCGATTCCATTTCCACCATGGTTTTTCCCTGGTATGTTGATACTTTGTTGTTGTTGTTGTTGTTCGACCCTAAAACTATTGGGTCAGGCGAGAAAGATGGGTAACAAAAAGTAAATTAGAAGAAGTTATCGGTGCGATACATCTTAACCCCAAATGAACCAGTCTTACCAGTTATTGAGACTGTTTCATTTCCATATAGTTCCTGACACCCTATATCATCCATACAGTCTCTAGCATTATGACTTACTGGAACTGGATAGATTTGTTGACCAGGTGTAGTCGTGTAGTAATGATACCTATCACGTCTACCACGAACCTCTTTACCGTATAATGGCATAGTGGTTTCACCTGGACCTGTCAATAACCCCATTTGTTGCATCTGTCCAGGTTTATACTTTTTGATGGGTGGTCCCCTAAACTCTGGTTCACGACGCACACTTACTGGGCGAGGTGTTAATGGAAGTTGAGGTTGTGTCGGAACTTTCACAACCCTAGGGTTATACCACATGTAAACGAGAGCAAGTAGTAATGCGATGAGAATACCCGAAAGCATGTGAGTTTTCGTCTTGTTCTTCATTTATTATAGTTAAGGAAAATGTTTCCGATAAAGGTATGAAGATACTAGCGATAGACATCGGGTATCACAATATGGGTCTAGTTTTAGCTGAGTCTTTAACTGGACCGAAGATCATAGTTGAGTACATGAAAAAGGTAAGTTTAGAAGATTACAAGTATTTGAAGACCAATGACTTTGTTGACCTGGTTCCTTTATTTGTAGAGGATCATCAGCATCTATTTGATGCGGCTGAGAAGATACTAATTGAAAGACAACCCCCGGGTGGATTTACGAATATTGAAATTCTTTTACATTACATGTTCAAAGATAAGGTTAAACTTGTTTCACCTGTGAGCATGCATACACATTTTGGTATGAGGCATTTAGACTACGAAGAACGTAAAGAACGGACGGTTTCTCTAGCACAAAAATTTTTAAACGAAGAAATTCCGTATGAAAGGAAACATGATATAGCTGATGCTATGTGTATGATTATGTACGACAACTTCCATTGTACAACCCATATATTTGATCGTTTTAGGTATCATCCACCTTCTTTAAAGACTTGAGTTCATTATTCATAATAATGATTGAATTCTTGATGGCTTCCATTGCCACAAACATTTCATTGGTATTTCCACGGTCAATGAAATCCTGAATATTTTTCAGGTTATGATCAATTGACTCTTTACTGAGACGGGCATTATCTTCAATCTTCTTTTTTGTTTCCTCTAGACGAGTTATTTTAGAGTAAATTGAATCACGGTCACCCATAAACGAATGTGTTAAGCTTTTGATTTCCTTTTTGAGAACATCTTGCTGTTTATAAAGTTCGATACGAGGAGTTTTGGATCGCCCCTGATCAATATCCTTTTGAATCTCATGTATCTTTACAGAAACCACGTTCTTTTCTTCATTAAACGTGTTGAATTTTTCCTCTACTATCTTCTCGAGACGACCAATTTCTTCTTCAATTTTGGTATCCATTATATGATGTGGACAATTTATTTTGAAAATAATCTGTGCACATAATAAATGCCGAGTGCTAAGCAACTTCAGGATGCGCGTAAAAAGTTAAAGGCCACCCCCAAACCTAAGGGTAATTCACCTAGGATACCTTCTGCGGCTCTTCTTCGTATTATCAAAGCGGATCCCAAGATCAAGCGCAATAAACAGTTTGTGAAACGTGTTCGTGAGTTAATTAAGAATGGTAAATAACTACACCTTTCCAAATGTAATTTTCTTACCATCCCAAACCTTGAATACATCTCTGATTATGTTATCAAAGTGACCTAGGCGATATTGAACTATACCCCAAAGAACAAAGAACACAGTCTTTGTGAGATGGTTTATTTCGTTCTCTTCCATTTTATAGATAGGACCCACAACCCTACCCATAAAAGTCTCTTCCTTTGCCTGACCCGTAATAGCCATCTCTGCTTGAGTCAATGCACACGTGTCATCATTTACGCTCCAATGATAAAAAATAAATGGAATTAAAATTGAGTAAAATTCTAAACCTCTCCTGTCATTGGTAAAGGGTACAACTAGGATACCTATAAGAAAAACAAGATGAATCATAAATATAATATTCATCCTTAATATAAGATGAGTGAAGAAATTAATATGGAAGAAACATGGAATGAGTACCATGAGAATATACTTCGCCAGTGGGGTGAGTCCTCTGCGTGCTACAGGTATATGCATCATCGAGCGTTCCTTATGTTCAAAAAATTGTCTCTTCGTTTCAATTTACCGGTAATTGTTTTGTCAACGATAACGGGTACGGCTAATTTTGCTCAGTCCACACTACCACCATCTATTCAACCCGCTGCACCGTCTATAATTGGTGGTTTAAACCTTATAGCTGGACTCATAGCTACAATCATGCAGTTTTTGAAAATCCAGGAACTCATGGAAAACCATCGTACAGCTGCGTTAGGTCATGGTTCTCTATCACGTAACATTAGGTTGCAATTGGCTTTACCCCGTGATGAACGTAAGAAAGAGGGTCTCAAATTTGTGGAAGAATGTAAAACTACGTATGATTCTCTACTTGAACAGTCACCACCTATACCCAAGCACATTCTACTTAATTTTGAGAAGGACTATCCAATTGACGGTATATTTACCAAACCCGAAATCCTAGATGTGCGACCAATCCCATTCTTAAAGCCTCCTAAGACTACTACACCTATACGGGCTATGACCCAAGATACTCCATTTGAAAAGATCGGTAGAATGCTTTCACCTAATGAGCAGGAAGAGGAAGAAGAGGAGGTGGAAGAATTTGAGACTGAAGAGGAAGAAGAGACAGACGTCGAACAAGGTACGCCAAAAGAATAAACATGACGATATTGGTAAGGATCGTGGATACAATGAATGGTAAAATTTTCCTTCTTAAAGGTTTTACGATTCTTTCATGTAGTGCGTCATTTTTGAGTACCAAATCTATGGCCTGATTAGTAAGATCATCGATGGATTCCTTCATTAAAATAGTCGAGCAAAAAAAAAGACCGGTTGTAGCTACAATCCACGAAAAACGGATAGATCTGATTCGTAGATATATCCGTGAAGGTAAGAATGTGTTTATATGTGGTCCAATCGGTGTGGGTAAATCGTTTATATTAGAAAGGGTTCTAGAAGATACAAATCATATAGAATTATTACCCCATCATTTAAAACGTGATTCACATTTTTTACCATTTATTAAGCCGTCAACAAAACATGTATTCGTGGATAATTATGATAGTGTTTTCAAACCTATTATAGAACAAGTTTCAGACGGTAACAAACTTACACGAGGATCTTTGATTGTGACTACAACTACTATGTGTATGTATCCAAATTTTGAAACTGTTATAATTCCTAAACACAAACCTGATGTTTTACTGTCTTTGACTGATAATCAAGGGAGGGAGGCCTACGAAGCAGCTGTTAGATCTCAAGGAAATATCCGTAATTTCTTCACATATTTAGAAGGATATGATGACATTGATGAGTTTAAAACCCCTAAAGAGTTTATAGCAGATGTGTTGAGTGATCCTGGACCTTTAGAAATTCTAGATAGTATTGCTGAACATGGTCACATGTGGGACATCTTCCAAGAAAACTACATTGACTCGAAGGGTGTAGATATACTGGATTGTACAAACTCATTTTCTCACGCCGATGTATTTGATACGTATATATATCAGTCAGGTAACTGGAACTTGATGCCCTATTTTGTGTTACATGCATTAACTGTACCCAAGTCATCCCTAGGAGAACCTTTGAACAGGGATAAAATACGACCTGGCTCATGTTGGACCAAGTTAGGAAACTACAAAATGCGTAAACAAAAATTCTCGGAAATCCATAAAAAATCAAGAATGGGGTTGGGGGTTGAAGAATTATGCCTATTAAAGAAGTACGCAGAAAACGGGGAGTTAGAACCCCTACTTGAGTATAAAATAACCCCTCAAGATTTTGATGTCATCAATCATCTCGCTGTTGGAAATGGCTTAAAATCAAAGGACGTAACAAGAGTAAAGAAAGCCTTGAAGAATGCCTACGACCGAAGATGAAACCAAGGAACAAGAGGAGAATGACTGCATCAAAGTTATTGGTAACGAGTTGTTGTTCTATGGGGATGTAGACAGGGAAAATACACTTGAATTTGTTGAAAAATTTAAAAAATTGGAGATCGAACTCCTAAAGAAGATGGCAGAACTTGTTGGGTACGAGCCAATGATTCGTGTTCATATAATGAGTGAAGGTGGTGATGTTTATGCTGGCCTAAACATGATGAATGTACTCGAGAAGTCGCGTGTGAAGGTTGTCACTATCGCACAGGGTGCTTGTTGCAGTGCAGCAACCTTTGTACTTCTTGGGGGTTCTGAGAGGCGAATGGGGAAGAACGCATACCTTCTCATCCACCAAATTAGTACAGAGATGTGGGGTAGCTTCAATGATCTCAAACATGAATTGAAGTCAACAGATAAACTTATGAAAATGCTCAAGGATATGTATCTCTCTAAGACGAAGATCCCTGAAGCTAAATTCAAATCTTTGATGAAAAAAGATATTTATCTACCCCCAGACAAATGTCTCAAGTATGGAATCGTTTCCGAGATTGAGTAATTGTCGTGTGACGTTTATACAACCCTAAAATACACAAAAAAATGAAAATCATACAAAAAGTGTTTGCATTCAATGGCATGAATGTGCTTTCTGGAGGCCTAAGTCGTTCCATTCTACCATAATTTACAACCGGTAAATCCGACATCTACTTAAAACTGATATTTTATTATCGTACAATGGAACGCCTTATCAAACAAGACAAGC